GACGGCACTATTCATCCTCTACAATGTAAACCTATGGATAGAGTTATGTTTGCAGCCGTTGACGCAACAGTATCAGCAAGAACTATTACTATGAATGGTAATGAATATTTACTAATCCCAGAGTCTCAAGTATTTGGTGTTATTGAAGAATCAGAAGTTGTCGAAGAAGAAATTGAAGGCGACGACGCAAAGGCAAAAGAAATTTGGAAATAGGGGGATTATGGAAGAATTAAATATCAATGGAAACAAATGGAAAACGTTTATTGGTGACGAAGGACAAACCGTTTATATCGCACAATTCACAATTCCGTCTGAGGACCTTTTAGGTAAGTTTGTAGATGATTCTTTTTATGATATTATCATTGACCATAACGCAGACGTGTACTTGCCACCAGAACAAGATATAGCAAATACAGATGAAGACGAATCAGACTACTTAAAACGTATAGATGAAAGTTGTCTTGCTTTTAAATTCCGTAAGAATGTATTTACCTTAGATGAACAAGAAGGAGCATTTGATGGTTTATATTCCGCAGCCGGAGAATCTAACAATAGGGGTTTGGCAGCGGGACCAAGATGTGAGAAATCAGGCAATAGAGAATGGGTAACATCATTTCAGCAAGATATTTTATCATACTACGAAGACGGTCAACCTCAAAGGGTTGATGGTGCTAACCAAATTGAATCTCTAATAGAAAAACATAAAGACCTTGAAGATGAAATTCGTGGTTCGGTATGGTTGCGTTCTAAGATAGAAGGAGAATTTGGAGTATATAAAAACTTTTTCGGTATTGCTATGGAAAGGTTAGATAGTTTAAGCATCGTTGATGCTATTGATTATGCTCAAACTATTCGTAAGGACATGCTTTCTGATACTTCTTATGCTACACCTATTTGGTCTGGCATATCTGGTTTCTATGGTAGATATCCTCGTATTCCTTATGGTAGAGCAACTGCTCATACCGACCACAATAGAGAAGAATTTGAAAAGTGTTATCCGTTCGCAAGGAAACTTGACGCAGAATTTAAACGATTAGTCCCAGGACGTTATGAAAAACAAAAAGTATTTTCAGATAGATTAGACGATAAATTTATAATTGGTGAAGATACTACGTTCACTACTATTACTGTTAATACTACACAGAGTGATAGAAATGCTAGATGTGCTTGTCACCGTGATGCTGGTTCTTTAAATGAAGGATTTTCAAACCTGACTGTAATTACTAAAGATGGTAAGAGTTGGAACGGTGGTTATCTTGTAGCACCAGAAGTACGTGCTGCAATTAATATCCGTCCAGGAGATTTATTACTAATTGATAACATGAGAATCATTCACGGTAATACTCCTATTAAAGAACCAGATTCTGGTCCTGATGAGATGTTACGTATGTCTTTGATTTTCTATTATCGCGAGGATATGGATAAGTTAGGCACTTGGGATTATGAACATACACGTAGAGCATTTGTTGATAGTCGTAGAAAGAATGAAGACCACGAATTGTGGAGACCTTTCTGGAACGGAGTATCACCTAGCATGTGGACTAGTGATGAATGGTATGACTATTTGAAAGAACAAGATAAAGGTTTAGAATGGTTAGAAGATTATCATCCTGAAGCACTTGAAGAGAAGTCAGACTTGGATGCTTTCTTTTAATGAGTAATTTTATAGAAGACATTGCCAGTGACCAAAATTTCACGGACTTTAGATTACCAGAAAACCGTAAAGATATATTCTTTACTGCTTATGAGTTTCATTTAAAGTTTAAGACTATGCCAGGATTGGTGTATGGGTATTTGCCTTATTTAGCAGATAAATTAGATTGGTCTGAAGAAGATAAATTATGGTTTGCTTTTCTAAATGGTAATACTCAAAACCCTAGCACGTCTTGGATTATCTTTAATAAGTTTCCAAGCATTGCTGATTTAGATATAGATGAATTTGAATCTTGGTATTTTAGTGAGATTAATAGCAACGGAAAGTTAGTTTGGCAAATGCTTCCTATTGATATGGATAGAAGACACTTTAGAAATAAAATTCATTTATCTATTAAAGCATATAAAGAAAACTTAAATGGTAAATCTCAAGAAGACTTCTTTAACTCATTAACAGATACTAAAGATAAGTTTACAAACTTTCGTAAATTATGGAATGCTGTATTTAAGGGTGAGGGTATTAATTCTAAATTCTATTCCTTTGGTCGTTTAAGTTCATTTAGTTATATAGAATACTTATGGATATCTGGATTAGATATAGATTGCGATTCTTTCTTTTGCGAAGATTATAGTGGTTCTTCTTCTCATAGGAACGGTATGTGTTGGTTGATGGGTCGTGAAGATTTAGACGAGCATAAGACTAACTCTGAATACACAAAAGGGATACACATACATACTAAAGACGTTATAAGTATGATTGATGATGGTATGGAAGATATTTATCAAGAAGCATTAGTCCGTTTTAAAGGAACTAGTATAGAGTCTGACGTAAGTCGGTTTACAATAGAAAGTCAGTTATGTAATTATAAATCTTGGCATAGGAAGTCTAGACGATATCCTAATGTGTATGGTGATATGGCATACGATAGATTAGTTAAAGTTCAAGCAATGTCTGAATTTGAAGATATGGACTTTAATATATTCTGGGAGGCGAGGGAGTCTTTTATGCCTTGTGAAATTAGACCTGAATGTAATACGGATAACGTAGGGGTGAGTTCTTATAAACAAAATCTTTATAGAGAAACTGGTAGACAACACACACTTGGAATAATTGATAACAAATATGAAAACGTCCCAAAGAGAAGATAGAACTATATTAAACGAAGTAACAGAAGATACTTTTATTAAAGGTAGGTGGATTGATAAGATATGGGATTTAACTCCTATTGAACAGAAGTCCGATACTATGTATTATAAAAGGGAAGATAAATTCGCACCAATGGGTATGAATTCTATTAACGGTTCTAAGTGTAGACAGTTGCTTTGGTTATTTGATAGAGAAAGGAATGTCGATACGGTAGTTCATGCTACTAATCTAAACAGTTCTCCTCAAACCCCAATGACCGCAGCTATGGCAGAGCATTATGGATATAGAAATATTCAAGTTGCTGGTGGTACTACTTTTGAGTCTATGAATAAAAAGGAACTTCCTTTAGCAGCCAGCATACACGGAACCGAATATGATATTACAGTTGGGTCTGGGTTTAATGTAGTTATTCAAAAGAGGGTAGATGAAATTATGACCCATCACCCTAAGTCATTTAAAATAGAACGTGATATTACTTTAGACCATCATTTAGAAAAGAACACCCCCGAAGTTTTAAGGGAGTTTCATTCTGTAGGTGGGGAACAAGTAAAGAACATACCAGAACATATTGAAGATTTAATTATACCGTTTGGTTCTTCTACAAGCACGTGTAGTGTATTGTATGGTTTGTCTAGTTTCAAACCTAAAGGGTTGAAACGAATTCACTTAATTAATGTAGGTGTTGATAAGAGAGATTATATGTTTGAACGGTTAAGTTATATGGGAGCATCTGTGAATGAGTTTGAAATCATTTATAAAGATACTAAACTTCCGTACTCTAAAACTATCAAGAATGTAAGTATAGATGATATAACATTCCATATGAGATATGAAGCAAAATCTTACAAATACTTATTAGAGAATTTACCAGAACTAATAAAACCAACCTCTTTATTTTGGGTAATCGGATCTTACCCAGATACTAAAACTACAGCAATGAACCTTAATAGACCAGTGCCGACCGAGGTAAACCTATATGAATTTAAAACTAATAATATTATGGAGTTTATGTGATGAAATTAATTTACTTAATAGGAATGCCAGGAACAGGTAAGTCAACGGTTATGAAATCGTTTATGTCTAATTATAAATGGACCCAGCAAAAGGCATACGAACTCTTAGATACTCATATTTCAGACGGAATTAGAGTTTTGGGTAAGTATGAAGAGGGTGAAACGTTTAGTGGAACAGATAGACTATCTATGGCAGTTGCACCTAAAGCAATTGAGTGGATATCTAAGACCCCAAACGAGGTTATTATCGGAGAGGGTGATAGGTTAAACAATAAAGCATTCTTTGAAAAGGCAAAGGAACTTGGGGAACTTCATATTATTAAATTGACGGTATCTGACGAAGAAAGAAAACGTAGATACGAAGAAAGAGGTAGTAATCAAAGTGATAAGTTTATTCAAACAGTTGCTACTAAATGTAAAAATATATCTGAGCATTTCGGTGACCAACAAACACTGTTTGGTTTTGAAGAAGGAAATCC